GTGATATCATTTGGAATTGAGAATATAAAATTACGAGTTCTATTAACACCGGTTGATCTTGAGGTTGTGACTGCACCAGCATTAAGTGTTACGGTAACAGCACTAGTATTACTGACATCTACTTCAAAGGTAATTTTAGCAACAGCTGATTTTCTTGATCTAGGGACATACCCAATATTGCGTGCTAGAGACACCACGTTCTCCCTCAGCGTGGCGCTATCGATGAATACCTCATTAGATACCATATTGGCATTATATGAGGTTATATACGTGTTATATGCTAAGGTATCGATGATCGTGGTCAGGTTTGAACCTTCAAAATCATAATCCGTGAAATTTGAATTTGCACGAAGATAATCCTTGATGGACTCCTTTACCTGATCAAAATCTAAGTTACTAAAATTGACTAACGGCATTTACCTAGTGGGCTGTAATGCAAAGGTTAATTGTTGTGGTAGAACATCAATTCCGATAATGTCATAATTGATAACAACATCAAAAGCATTATTATCAAAATTTGGTGTTACTTTAACACCAGTCAAATCAACTCTAGGTTCAAAGTTATTAACAGTATATTCAATCTCAGACTGTATTGAACTTGCGGTCAATGCATCGAGATTTTCAAATAACAAATTAGATACGTTACTTCCAACAGTGGGTGCAAAGGGTTTCTCACCAGGGATAGTAAGGATAAGATTGCGAATAGAACGCGAGATTGCATTCTCATTTTTTAAGATAATCACATCAGAATTGATAGGATTGATCTTAAAAGATGCACTTACGTCTTTGAAACCCCGACTAACTCTTTGGACAGGCACTTAATTAATATACAACAATTCTCAAGTATTTAGACGGAGTTTTGTAAATTATTCAGTCAACATTTCAGTAGTATCTTCGTTCTCCCAGAAGTCTTTCCAATCTGCCTCACTAGCCTCATAGAATCCATCCTCACGAACCTTCTTACGATTCTTAGGAGTCTTCTGATCGTTATTGATTTCTCTTAGGAAGTTTTTGTTATCCATGCCCTTTTTGATTATTTATTGTATCAATCACGGTATTGTAGTCTCCTTCAAGCACATCTTTAAGATAATCCTCATCCCAGGAGTCGTAATAATTTGCTTTTGCCAACTTTTTTCGTGCTTCTGTAAGATCTTCTCTGGGTTGAACGAGAACTAAGTTATATTTTCCGTTATTTGATTGGACACCATTGATAAAAGTGTCTTCATTTCGGTGATCCGGAAGAAATTTGAACTCTTTATACTGTAAATTGTAATTTTCAACGGCTTTATAGAGTGTATCACAGTCGTGATGGTCCTCAACGATGTAAATTATGACATCAAAATCGTTAGAAGGCACAATATCGTGCAAATTTTCTTCAAAAATTGCAAATTTTGCCGTTGAAGCAAAGGGACATATCGAAAAATTGCCTAATTCAGGCCTAATTTTTGATAAATTACGAATCCATTTGCGAATATGTCTCTTTTTATTGGGGATCAGCATATCTTCCATCTTGAGAGTGATATGTATCGATAGGATTCTCAGAGGTGCCGTTGTAATAATCAATGTTATTATAGACATCTACCTCTGGATTTTCACGTTCATCGGGTGTTGTCCAGAAATAATCGTCACAATCACCCAATCTACCCCAGTTAGTATCATTCTCAGTCTGGAAAATACGTGTTGATACCTTGAAGTCAGGGATTTTGGGATCTTCAGGAGTCATAGAGGTGTCGTAGATACGACATCTATTGTTTGGATACAATGCAAATTGACCATTTTTGAGTTCAATCAGATTAAATGACTTATGTTCATCAGGAAGTTCACTGGTTGACGCGTCAATCTGGTCAAAATCACCATGATAGTTGTCCAGAGTACAAATATAAGTTCCTTTCATGTTACCATGATGCCGAGTTCTAATCTCCCATTCCATTGGAGCTACAAATTGTTTGACGATTACGGTGAAATCATAATCCATACAATTCCAGAATTGAAGATTGAATAGATCCATATCAGGATCTGGAGTTTCTGGTTTACTTACAAAGGCACTAATGGGCAACTTATCAAACATTGCACCGTATTCTGGAAGATAAGTTTCAAAATAAAATGCCCTACCTTGGATAGATTTGGCCGATACCCATAAACCTTCTACAAATTCACCGAATCCGTCCTTAAAGTCACGAAGATACTCTCTTCTAACATATACTTTCTTGGTGGGTAGATTTGCGATTAATTTTGCCATGTCTTAAAAAATTGCGATACTTCATAACCATCTAACTCTGACTTATAATCAGAATCTTCACCCAGATAAAAGTAATCATATCCAAGTTTTTTATATATTGCGCATTCATTCTTGAGAGACTTCTTACCCAAATAAAGTTTAGGAGTCTGATAATCCCATGCAAATTGATCGGCAAAGACAGAATTTACACTGTCAAAACGATAAACTAATGAAAATGCTGCTAATCGATCACCATCATAATACCCGACGATATCAGAGTTATTCTGTTCAAACTCTTCACGAAAGATTGGTATGACGCTATCAAAGTCTTTATATTTACAATACTTGCGATAAATCTCAAAACACTCATCATAAAAGGAACTATCAAGAAGTTTGTAATTAGAAACCTCCTGATAGTTTGTGTCCTTTAAACGGATTCGACAAAACATCGATATATTGTATCTTCAGTTATTTACCTACCTTGACCACGATAACGCTTTCTCTTGGGTCTACTTGAAGTAGCCGCAAGTTTAGTGTGCTTACCCATTCCCTGCCGAGTCTTCTTCGGTTGAGATTCGATCATGGTGTCCCCTGAGAGGGATTTCTTTACCTTGGCCATCTTACCTCCTATAAGGTTCAAAGTAGTTTAAAACTTCATCTATGTGAAACACATAACATGGAGCTGTTTTCTTCCCATAGTATAACATCTTTTGGATTCTATGGGAACCATCCATTGATCTATATTTCTTACCTGTGATCGTAGTAGTACCTTCTAATAAGATACCAGGATATGTAGTATCGGCTAGTACAACACGATCTCCATTACAACATGGACAATTCATATGGTCCATGACTTCATTATAACCAAACTTCTCTGCTTGATACCATTGGATATCATCAATAGGAATATCTTGTAACCTATCTGGATTACGCATCCAATTCAGTCTTCTTAACCGAATACGATATCCCTCACCCACCTCTGGGATATACCAAGTGGTTTCATCCTTCCAACCAGACTTATCATAATGTTGAAAACAATCACGTTTATTATAAGGTGAGAAAAGGTAGGTGTCATACCAGGGTTGATATCCATAAAGACGAATACAATCATCTTGGATATCATCCACACAATAAACATTCCCTGGAATCAACTCAGGGAACTGAGAGAATCCATCAAAGAGGACTAGTTGGCCTTTGTCCATTTACAGGTTCTCCTAATCGTTTACATTTTTCACATTTAGGTCCATTACAACCCCAACCATTGTGGCAGTCATTACATCCTCGACCACCACATTCATTACATACCCAGTGATATTCTCTAGATGACACGGGTCTTTTCATGACCAACACGAACCCGTGGATCACACCAAATATCAAATCCAGCTTCGATTGCATCAAGACAGAACGACACATCTTCACCACACATATCCTGAACCGCACCAGATTCAAACACTTGCATCTTCGGTGCGAACCAAGGATACTTCATCTTTTCGTGTTCAAAGACACCATGCTTGATCATGACCCAACCGAACCCAGTATAGTCAACAGTGAAGGGTTTCTTTCTCTTAGAGATACCATCAACCATTTCATGATTCATGACACCACCATTATTCCTGAAGTCATCTTCTTCAAGCCAATGTGCTACAGAGGTTGTCCGCCCGTCTTCAGTCGAATACCATCCAGCCACAATAGATCGCTCGGTCCCATCCTCACTCAAGGCCATATCACATAACTGCCAAAACTTCTCAGTGTTAAAAATAATATCAGAGTCAATCCACAGTTGATAATCATAATTCAGCTTACCGTCCCACGGAATCTGGTCCGGCCCTCTCAGGACATTGGCGCCGAGACACTTACATCGTGCGAAGTTCACCATGGATGAGTAATCCTGACTGATCTGGATACTCATCTGATTTTGTACAAGATCAAAACAGAGTTGTACAAAGTTTTTCATGAATGCATATGAACACCCTCTACCGGGTAGACAGAAGACAATTGCCTTACCCCTCATTCGTTCTTTGATCGCCTCGATGTCCCACTCAGGACCCTTGTCCTTTTTCTTGGGTGTCGAAGCCTTTACTGTAAAACCTTTAGCCATGAAATAGAATCACTCCGTTCACTTCACATTATACTCGGATATTTAGTGAGTGTCAAGGAAGAAGTGAGACCTGACTAGTTACTGATATCCTCTCTTTTCTCTAGTGGTAACACTACCTCATATGAGAGATCTTCAGTCGTATAGTCAGTCTTCACCAGGCCAACGAGATTCTGTAAGGTATTCCAGCTACTCTCAAAGTTTTCTTCTGTCAAACTATGAAGAATTACTTCTCCTTTTAAGTAAATGTGATATACCTTTGAAACACTCATAGGGCCCGAACCTCCCAGGGGATTTTTTTATATAGAAATTTTTTTTTATCTGGCAATAATATAAGGCCGTTTGGGGACCTTTGTAGGTTAGTGCAGCCGGTTTTTAAAACAAGGGGGGGCCCTTTGCTCGAAACATAATAATACCCAAGACCCCAAATAACAGTCGCTTCGATATACAGCAATTCTACCATATAAGGCCACAGACTGTCAAGAACTGTGGCCCTAGTGTTTAACTCATGTTTCTCAGAATGTGAGCTCCTGGAGTGTAGGTTGAGGAGCGTCTGAGTTAGATGCAAGAACCTCAAGGATCTGCAGGATCTCATTACCATTGGCGCCTTGCTTAAGCATACCAATCATCACTTCTTTTGTCATGG